ATTAATGCTGAGATTGCGAAGATTTTGGCAGATGTTGTTGAGTTCGAAATTTTTATTGAAAATGAAGAAAAGAAATTGGATATTTTTATAAAGCATCCGAAACACGGGCCGCGTCCATTAGAATTGGGTTCTGGAGCGGAAAAAACCATTGCAGCTATGGCTATGCGTTTGGCTTTGTTGACTGTATCAAGTCTCCCGAAGCCAGATATCTTTATTTTGGATGAGCCAGGAACTGCTTTGGATGAAGAAAACATGGAAGGCTTTATTCGAATTCTAGATATGGTGAAGAATTATTTTAAAACAGTTGTGCTAATATCACATTTGGATGTATTAAGAGACTGTGTTGATTCTCAAATATTGATAGAAAAAAATAAAGGTTTCGCTTATGTTAATATATAATTAAAAAGGAGAAAAATAAAATGACTGAAAAAATGAAAGCTTTTGCGGATAAATATGTTGAGAAATTTATTTCTCGTAAATTTTTGGCGTGGGTGACTGCTACTGGACTTTGTGCCTATGGAGTGGTGACTAGCGACAATTGGACAGCGATTACGTTGGCATATATCGGAACACAAGCATTAGTTGATATGGCGGTGCAGTGGAAGCACGGACACACAAGAGATGAGCTGGTTGGTAATTAAATTAACATGCAAGAAAGTGTGGATTTGGTTCAAGGAACATTGGAAAATACCGCTTTTGATTGCGTGGTCTATCTTTATTTGGATAATGGCAAGAAAAGATTTTAATGCAGCGCTAAAAGTAATAGAGACGCGAAAAGAATCTTATGAGAAACAAATTGCTGCGATTAAAGATGCGCACAATAAGGAAATTATAAAAAGAAATAATCTTGTTAAAGAATATAATGATACAATTTCTAGAATAAAGAAGGAATTTGAGAAAAAAGAGAAAGTCCTTGAAGAGAAACACAAAAGAACCGTCAGAGAAGTGGTGGTTAGATCAAGAAAGAACCCAGAAGAAGTAAGAAAAGAAATAGAAAAAGTGTTTGGTTTTAAATATGTTGAATAAAATAATCGCTTGTTTGTTGGTGGTGGGAATGATTTTCCCAGCATATGCAGATGTTGGGGCTGCTCTTTCCCCTTCTAGTTTTACACATCTTCAAGAAGGAGAAAAACTTGTAGGTTTTCCCAATGGCGCTTGGTGTTACAACGATGAAGCAAATGCTTTTTTGATTACAGCTCCGGAGCATTCTGCTGCTAAATGTAAATTGGAAGCTGAATTGGCACATGTTAAGGAAAAAGCAAAATATGACTTAGAGATTGGACTATTAAAAGTTCATATTGAAGTAACTGATCAGTTGCATTTAGAAATAACAAAAATATTAAAATTGGAAAACGAAAATTTATCAAAAATAGCGTTAGACAGGCCAACAGATAAGAGAGCGTGGTTTATAGCGGGCGGCTTTGTTATTGGTGTTGCTGCAACAATATTAATAGGATGGCTCGCTGTTTCTGCTCAAGCGAAATTGTAAAGATGAAAGATGATCCAAATAAAATAGCTAGAATAGAGAAGGCAATTGCCGACAAATATGGCAAGGAAACTATTGAGAACCCAAAGAAATTCTGGACAAATGAAAAGGAAAGGAAACACATAGAACAGACAAAAAAGTTTTATGAAAAAATAGAAAAAAATGCTTGTAAGGAAGAGATGACGAAACATAAAGGAATGTTAGTTTCAAAAAAGCTTCTAAATAAAGCACCAAATAGAAAGTGCCCAGTTTGTTATAAATATTCTTTTGATAGAAAAGACGATTTGTATATGAATAGGTTCCAGTGTTGTTTTGATTGCTATGTGCAGTATGTTGAGGGCAGAGAGGAGCGGTGGGACACTGGTTGGCGTCCTGAAATAGATTAGCTTAAACATATTTAAAGAACTATTTATGGTAGGAGTTTTTTTTATTCATGGTAATCATTTTAGAGCGGAAGCTTAGGAATATCGTTGAGGAAGAAATTGGTAATCTTTTTGCTGAACGAGGAAAAGGTGAGATTAAAAATATCCTTATATCGATAAGAGATGAAATATCAGCCGGGTTTAAAGAATTAGATTTGGATTTAGATTTAATATATGGTGTTCTCGCCGGCGGAGAAGACGTATTATCTACTCAAATCAAACAGTCTATGCGTGGTAGAGGAATGATACCACGGATTCAGAATAAGAAGGGAGGAATAGACACATAATGGCAAGTACTTTAGAAATAATTAATGGAATATCACAAGTTATGGCAAATACCCATGATGGAGCACTGGATTCGGATGGTGAGCCAATTGAAATCGGACTGAAAAGAGAAGAAGGCAATCCAATTATTGATGAACGCGTTATGGATGGATTTTTTGTGAAATTCATAGGTGATTTATTTTGTATTTATTATCATGGTGATATAACTCTCAAAGAGCTTCATAACAAGGATTTTGAATCTGACATGGAAGACATGATAAGAAAAGTCGCAAAATTTCTGAAAAAAGAATATAAAAAGATTACTGGTTCTGCTTTGTCGCTAAAGAAGGAAGGTGAAGTAGACGTCATGGTCCAGAGCACTTCACGAGTTCGCGCATGGGTAATTGTTAGGCAAGATTATAGAATAGGAGGCGCTGATATGGAGAATATCTACGCAGAAAGTGAATCTAAGCTTGATGACAGTTTCAGGAAGTGGCTTGAGCTTGGACACGGCAAGAAAGCACAGAACGACACAAGAAAGAAAGATAATTTTGATCATTTTGACCCGACGAATATTAAATCTGGTATTAGAAAGTGATTAATGGTTTTTCATTTAACCAAAAAAGAAATAATGAAGGAAATTGTCAAGTGTGGCAAGGATCCTATTTATTTTATCGATAATTATTCAAAAATAACCCACCCACAAGATGGATTAATTCCATTTCGATTATATGATTTTCAGAAAGAACTTCTAAAAGATTATCAAAATAATAGATTTAATATAATACTGAAAGCAAGACAACTTGGTATTTCTACTGTGACAGCATCTTATATTGTATGGATGATGTTGTTCCATCGCGAAAAGAATATTCTTGTTGTTGCCACCAAACTGCAGGTTGCCGCAAACCTTGTCAGAAAAGTAAAATTGGCAATTAAAAATATGCCAGGTTGGCTTCAGATAGCGACAGTTATCATCGACAATAGAAACTCTTTCGAACTTTCAAATGGTTCAATGATAAAGGCGTCATCAACGAGCGGTGATGCTGGACGTTCAGAGGCTCTTTCTCTTTTGGTGGTTGATGAGGCAGCACATGTTTATGGTATTTCTGACTTATGGACTGCTCTTTACTCTACTCTTTCGACTGGCGGGAGATGTATTGCGCTTTCTTCTCCAAATGGTGTTGGAAACTGGTTTCATAAGACATACGTGCAAGCTTGTGAAGGAAAAAATGATTTTTATCCAAAAAAGCTTATGTGGTATCGGCATCCGGATAGAGATGAAGAGTGGTATGATAAAGAAACAAAAAATATGTCTTCACGAGATATCGCGCAAGAGTTGAAGTGCAGCTTCAATATGTCTGGCGAAACAGTATTTTATGGAGAAGATATAATTAAATTAACTGAAAACACAAAAGAGCCAAAATATAAAACTGGTTTTGATAGAAATTTATGGATTTGGGAAGAGTATCAAAACAATTATCAATATTTATTGTCTGCGGATGTTGCAAGGGGTGATGGAAAAGATTATTCTGTGTTTCATATATTCAAATTAGAAACAATGGAGTTGGTGGCAGAATATCAGGGAAAGGTAACACCGGATATTTTTTCTAATGTGTTGGATGATACCGGCCGGGAATACGGAAATTGTTTGTTGGTGGTGGAAAATAATTCTGTTGGTTTTGCTGTTTTGGACAAGTTAATAGAAGCTGAATATCCAAATATTTATTATTCTATTAAATCAACACACGAATATGTTAATCAAATTGAAGCGGAATCCCGCTCTAATGCTATAGCAGGTTTTACGACATCGACAAAGACTCGTCCTCTTATTGTTGCAAAGATGGAGGAATTCGTAAGAAATAAACTAATTACTATATATTCCGCCAGGCTTTTGAATGAAATGAAGACTTTTGTTTGGAATCATGGCAAACCCGAAGCGATGCGTTCTTATAACGATGATTTAGTTATGGCATGCGCTGTTGGATGTTGGGTTAGAGATACTGCTTTGACTGTTAATAAGAGGGAGCTAGAATATAAAAAAATTATGCTGGATTCCATGATAAGGACATCAACAAAACTTAATACTTCAATAAAAGGCATGACAGGCTATAAAAGTGGTGAAATATTTGATAAAATGAAAGAACATAACAAGTCCATGGAAGAATATCCATGGTTATACAAGGGATAAGTAGGGAATGGCCGACAAAAACAAGAATCCAAGAAATGCTGAAAATTTATTATTTAGAAGATTAACAAGACTTCTTTCCGGTCCATTAGTCAATTATAGAACTCAAACAGGCAGAAGAATTAGAAGAATTGATTTAGACAAATTTTCTTCAAGATTTAAATCTGCATCTGGACAACATTTCAAGAAAATGGCTTATGATCCATTTTCGAATCTTCAAGCGAATGTTATGGCTGGCCAGAACAGAACTGAAAGGTATGTAGACTTCGACCAAATGGAATACACACCAGAAATTGCATCAGCATTAGACATTTATGCGGACGAGATGACAACCAGCAGCAAATTGCAGCCTCTTCTGAATATTGATTGTCCGAACGAGGAAATCAAAAGTATTCTTAGTTCACTTTACTATAATACATTAAATGTTGAGTTTAATGTGTTTGGGTGGTGTCGGACAATGTGTAAATATGGAGATATGTTTTTATATCTAGATATTGACGAAGACAGAGGCATCCAAAGTGTCATTGGACTTCCCACTATGGAATTAGAAAGATTAGAAGGGGAAGACAAAACGAAT